TTTTGCGTAAGGATTTTTTGTTTCAAGGCGGGGATTTATTAGCTTATCTTTTTTTGTTTGCGATTCCCAAAACTGACGGTACAGTTCCTCGTACTTTTCTACTTTATTTAGCAATTTTTCTCTCCAACATATTTAACAGAGCCTCTAACTCTTCTATTTGTTGTTTAGTATTTTCATCAGAACGAAGCGCCATATCTTTTTTCATCCAAGACATTTGGCGCTTCATTCTCTCAAGTATCTGGACGGTTTCTACGTCCATTTTGCATCGCCTTTTAAAACAATGACTGGCCCGACGATCTTTTGACCGCAGAGTTCAGATGCTTCTTGGTTAACAGGCAGGTCTTCAAGTAGTCCTTCTTCATTAACCAAAACTTGTACGTTGATATCCTTGGGCAGTAGAACCATTTCCACAAACCCCCCAACAATCCCTTGAGCTTCTTCAAGTGTTGGTTTTCTGTCTTCGAATGTAGTAATCATAATGATCTCCTTTACTAGAACTTGGTATTATTACCATATACTCCCACATCAGTCAATAGTCGGTTCATTATTATGTAGGCTCCCGCCCACCACGCCGAGGAACTTCTTCGGCCCGACTCTGGTAACTCTAAATGCCCCGATGCGATTGGCATTTTGCAGCTTTGTAACGTCCTTTTCGAATGTATCTCTACTTAAATTCATAAGTTTTAAGTTTGCCGCATTCATGTCATCTTCTGGTGCAATCCGAACCATTTCGTACAGACCATCAGTATTGCCACCTTTTGTAATTGGATGCCCTGATAATTCTCGCTCTTCGACAAACTTAAATATTAGATCAAGTCTGTTGCGAACCGTCAGAGAGAATTTTACCGCAACAATGTCTTGTGATCTATCTTCCAGCAAACCTGTGTTCGGGTTACGAATGAAGTGTCTAAATTCTCTATTCGCTGGCCCGTTTGATTTCACGACTGCGCCATCGAACACGCCATTGCGCGTATATGGTACGTTTAAATCCTTGCAGCGTTGCTGTGCAACTGATTCGGTTACAGGCCAAACAGCGAACGCAGCACGCACGCCATCAACAATAGCAGAGGTTCCGCGAATCATGTTACGAGCTTCCTCCGGTGTTTTGATCGGCTCCTTGTCTTTGATCTTCGCCATGTGGTGATTGACCATAACAGTTGCGCCTGTTTCTGTAGCCATCTGTGCGAGCATACTCATAAATGCAGCACCCGCCGCAGGGTCAGCATTTACATCTGCGTGGACAAACGAGGCGAGAGGGTCAATAACGATCAGCTTGAGATTTGTCATCTCTAACATCTGTTCATATATACGAGAAAATTCTTCACCCATGTGATATGAGTTGTCGATCTTCTGCATGACCGGAAACACACCACCGAGGTTTGGTAATGGTAAGATGCGCAGCTTATGGTCATAATGCTCCCGATACTTTTTAGGATCAAGGCGCGAAATACGTCTGTGCATTTCGTCTTTATCATCTTCAGCAGTAAGAATAATTGCATCGCCGTGCTCTGAAACCAGACCACCGAACGAGTTCTGCATAGATGCGCCAGAGGATACTTTCATGGCGAGGTCGAGTGTCATCATACCTTTACCGCTGTCACCAGCAGCAGCGAACACAACAGGAACGCCTAGCGGTATTGTATTGCCGATAAGAAACTTTTGCTCTGGTGGAGAGCCAACGAAGTATTGGTTAATCAGCAGGCTATCATCCAACAGAGAGATTGGCTTTTTGACTTTGCTTTCGTGAGACTTGATAAACGTCTCTACGTTAAAACCTTGTTCAATAGCATCCGCAGCATCCCACTTTTCTTCCTTGGACGCTGGGATTTGCAACATCAAAATAGACTTCGCGCCTGCTTCTTTCGCCTGTGATTGAACGATGTTTGCGAGCTTTTTTCCAGCCGCATCATTATCAGGCCATAGGATTACATGCTTGTTTCGCAATGGTGCGAAGTCGAACTTGGAAGCTGTGTTTTCAGACAACATACCAGAGCCACCGATAGTGCAAGTTGCAGCGTAACCTAACTGGCTAAGAGCATCTGCGCATTTCTCACCTTCGACCCAGATTATTGTGTCAGAGTCAAAGATGTTCGGGATATTATAAAGAGGCCGAGGTTCAGGGACTCCTTGCCGACCATCCATAAACTGACGAAACTGTTTCTTTGGCTTACCCGTGCTATCTAGGATCAGTTCGCCATTCTCGCATTTATCAAAATATTTTCTAACAGTTACAATGACTTCGCCATGTTTATCGGTATAAACATATTCGTCCTCGAAAGGCGTTCCCGGCCCAATGGTAGACTTCACGGGCTTTTGTTCGGGTTGTTGGAAACCATTAGTAGCTGTGGTGTTTGTGACCTGAAAGTTTTGAGGATTGTTCGGCTTAATAATGTTTTCAGGCGCAGGCACAAAATTCTGCGGCAAATAACTTTTAAAATATTCCTCTGTTTCTGCAAGTGACCAACCCCGTCCTTCCTTCATAACTTTAGTAATGCCACCAACTCCATCACCTGACTCAAAATCTTTGCCAGTTAGAAACCACGGACTACTTGTATCAATGTTAATATGCAGAGATTGGCCTTTTTCGCCACGCAACGATCCGAGCAAAAATTCTTTGCCTCGCCTTATGCCATCTGGGTAGGTTTCAAACAAAGCGCGTAATTGCACATCCCTTGGAACTTCCCTTGAAATCTTATCTGCTAACTCCCTTGGCGACTTGCCAAACCTTTTAATATTCATTATCTTGTCCCTATACCCACACTATCCACTAGATGTGGGGTCGCATATCCACACGCGGCCCCATATCGCTCTACTCTTTCCAACATGTTTCTCTAAACTCGCACCACTTGCAGAGAAAGAAATCTTTGCTTTGAGCAATACGAGGTAGAATGTCACCAGCTTTTGCAGCCGTCAAGATATCTACTGCACGATCACTTGCTTCTTGAGCAAGTTTGGCATCGTAAGGCACTAGCTCATAATAAATTTCTGACGTATTTTTATTTACGACAGTAAACAAAGCTGGATTTTCTGATAAGTCCATATACGTTTGATACAAAGCAATTTGCGTAGCGTAGGTTGGATTTGCTTTTGCTACGCCGTGGCGAACAAAGCCTTTAAACTTACTGTCGTTAGCTGACTTGCACTCCCATAGGCTAGGATAATCCATAACGACAGACCCGTCACAAACAACACCATCAATGTGTCCTTTGATTTCGCCATCAGCTATTGAAAAGCCAAACTGCTTGCCATTTTTATCTTCTGTGCGCAAATCAAAGCCTGCATCTCTGAGCCACTTTGCAGCATAGTTTTCGATCTCATGACCGAACTGAAAGATGCGCAATGTGCGTGCCGTAAATGCTTTGTCTGGGTCAATAGAATAGTTTAGATAACGATACTGTATTTTCCGAGAACATTCATCACCAATGCTAGAGGCACCAATGTATGCGCGTCTTTCACGCTTCTCTTCCCCTGCAACTATGGCATTGTCTACTGCTTCCCTTATGTGATCCGCTACTGGATCAGTTTTAGAACGGGATTGAAGTAGAGGGCCAAGTGCCTGTTGACTTAAAGTAAGTGTCTTCGAGGGTTCCAATGTTTATCTCCGCTGTTAGCTGTTTCGCTTCTTGTAGTCCAAATATCAGTGTGTGGACTTGATCTTCTGTTAAGTCAGAGAACCTAGTACCCCATCCGAACTTGCCCAATATGTGTGCCAGTTCATCAATTGGCTTTGGTTGTATGTCGCTCAATGTCTTGTCTCCTCTCGTATTCCGAACAATTCTATGACTTCGCTAATTTCCTCCGGGTCTGCATCTTTGTTTCGGAAGCCAATATTTAAAACTTCAGCACCTTCGATCATGACCGATGCGGTCCCGAATAAAACTTCTTTCTCTGCATCTTCGATGTGGTCTTCGATTACTTCGTTTGCTGTTTTCTGCACCTCAATCATGTTGGATGGATCGTTGACCCAACAGACCATTTTGTATTCCGAGGTTTCGACAGTTAGTTCGTCCTTTTCGGCAAACATAAGGTACATTTCAAATCGCGGCATCATTGTTCCTTATCCGCAAATTCTGCCCCTAAACTGGAGTACGCGGCTTTATCAACCCATGAATCTTCATGGTTTATGGTGTTTAGGATACGCGAAGTTTTCAACCAGTCCATCATTAATGTCACATGGACAGCCCTGATCTCCCCATGCGTTAGAAGTGCGCTGCGCAAGATAATGTTCCAGCCTTCTGCAATTCTACAATGATTTTCGTAGGCATCGCCATAATCTTCGGCACGCTTTCCGTTCACAAGTTGTTCGGCTTGTCGTAAGATTTCATCGCGCTGCATAATCTTCTCCTGTAATTTTCTTCCAATTTTTTGCAATTAAACGGTCAATTTCATTACGATTGAAATAATACCCCAGCATACATGCGGCTTTGTATTTGGTAAACGACAAGTCCATTTCGCTTATTTTCACGCCATTGCTGCGCAAAAGCTCTTTCTGCTTGGGGGTCGCAATATCATTAAGCCAACGCTTTGTTTTGTTTGCTGCGCTACCGTCTTCGACTTCACGCAAGAAATCATCAGCCGCAGCCATCGCTTGAACCTTTTCGCCAATTGCAACAACCTTTGCAGGCTTCTTGTTGGGCTTCGCAATAGCAATCCAATAATCCTTGATGTTGCCTACCATAGCGAAACCTTGAAAGCCTGTAGCCATGATCACAGTGCCTTTTCCATATGGGTCAATCCACAAGAAAGGGGAGATTTTCATTATGTCATATTCAGTCATAACGAACGAATCTAATTCGCTCTTCTCTGGCGGCTGGAAGACATGCCCACAGATGGGACACTCCCTGACCCTTGCATGAACTTCAGCTTCGCATTCTGGACAAATTTTTGTTGGAGCTTCACCCTCCTCCAACTTCTCTCGACCATCCAAGTTAGCTGCATCATCAATACTGCCATGCGTAATAATGCTGGTTCCAAAGTCCATGACGATGCAATCAGTCTTTAGGATGTCGGGATAAATCTCTGGATCAATAATCCGTAGACCACGACCAATCATCTGAACCATTGTGCTTTTCTGGGAGCATGGTCTGGTTAAAATCACACACGCCACAGGAGGAGCGTCAAAGCCTTCCGTAAGCACCGCTACGTTCACAACAACCTGCAAGTCACCAAACTCCAGATCATGCAGCATTTGCGCTCTTAAAGCCTTGTCAGTCTCTCCTGTTACAAAATCAGCGTTTACGCCATCAGCAATGAAAGCATTGCAGAGGTGTTCGGCATGTTTAACTGTTGAGCAGAAGACCACTGTTTTACGATCACCAGCCTTATCGCGCCATTCCCGAACAATTCTATCGTTAATAACTTGTCGATCCATAATGGCAGCGACTTCTTCCATGTCATATTCTTTGCCGCGCTTGGTTACATTATCCAGTTGGCTGTTGACGCCAAGGTCAATGACAAATGTTTTTGGTCGAACGAGAAAGCCTTCGTTAATCAGGCTTGAGATTTCAATCTGGTGAGAGCAGTTGTTAAATACGCCGCGCAATCCTTTGCCATCGCCACGGTTAGGCGTAGCGGTAAAGCCTACGATTTCTGCGTGCTCATTGTCCTCCAGAACAGCGTCGATCACCCTTCGATATGTGGGAGCCGCTGCATGGTGGCCTTCATCAATCACCACCATGTCGAACTTAGGACGATCACGAAGGTTACGTTCGCGGGAAATTGTTTGCACCATTGAGAAGACGGCTTCGCCATCCCAATGCTTTACTGTGCCATTGACGATACTTGTGGTTAAAAAGGGATTAACCTTCTCAAACTTTTGCTTGTTTTGATTTACAAGCTCATCACGGTGTTGCACGATCAAAACCTTCTTACCCTCTTTGTGGCGCTTGCCTACAAGCGCAGAGAGCATGATTGTTTTGCCTGCCCCTGTGGGAGCTACAACGAGTGTGTTCTTATGCTTGTCCAACGCGTTACACGCGTCAGAGACAGCTACCTTTTGGTAGGGTCTTAATAACATGATTGTACCTATTTGCTAGAATAGTGTGGGGGGTTCGCGGCCCAAGGCCCCCCGTACCTTGGTCTAGCAGGCGCGGAATGGCCCTGCCGCTAGATTACTTGTTTGCCCATGAAGGAACCGCGCCAGAATTTTGCGGAGCCTGTGGTGTAGAAGCCTGTGCAGGAACTGACGCAATTAACGTAGTATTATTCTGCATAGGAGCCTGACCTTGGGCAATATACTCACTGTTATTCGGAGTAAGCGCAGCCATTAGCTGATTGCTATCCGAATATCCGTTCGTACCTTTCTTAACGCCAATCTTAGCGCAAATCTCCATTGCGTTCAAGTCAAACATGCCAGAGATGTTACGGCTTTGCTGTGCCTCTGGAGACATATCAGCAGGGTCGATAGCGCGTGCGCTCTCAACGATTGACTTCAGTGTGCGCAAACCAATCTCCTTGGCAAGCGGCATACCGCTATCGCCCATTTTGTCACCGTCAACAAAGACGCTGTGCCAAAACTTGCGACGATCAAACTGACCACCAATGATAGTGAACTCTAGGTTCGCCCACTTTGCAGAAGTGCTCATAGATTTCTTGAACCAAGAACCCTGACCAAACTCAGGTAATTCTACTTCACCTTGCTGCACAACAATTATAGCGCGAACAACGGTACCTTTTGGAATGAGAGAAAATTCTTGGCTTGCGTTTTGGTCTTGTGGAACATTATTTAAATTAAGCATTATGCTTCCCCTTCGCTAGAAGTTTGAGTTGTTGGATCAACAAAGACTAATTCTTTGTCAGTTTTATTTGAGCCACTGCTCATTTTTTCAATTAACTTTCCTAAGTGTGGCTCTTCTAATGTGTCTAATCTGCCAGAACGGTCTTTGGCTGGATAGCCCCATTCGTTCAGAGGTTGACATACAAAGGCACGATACTGACCGTGATCCCCTGTTAACACTGACATTGTGATTACCTCGTCAACAATTCCGGGCAATTCACGGCCAGTTTTACTTCCCTCAATTTGAAGGGAGTATTGCTTGCGTCCGTACTCATCAGTAATCTCGTCAAGAATTCCAACAAAGATTACGTTCTTAGAACGGATGTGTTGAATGTGGGTTAGCCATGACATCATCTCACGACCATGCAAACCATACGCTGCACGAGTGTCTAGCTTACCAGATCGGTCAGACCGCACTTCTGGCTGTTGTAAACACCACTGGAAGCACAAACGGCCTGCAACGGTAATTGAGTCCACAAACAATGTATCATACTTCTGCCATAGGTCTGAGTTGTCCCCATACATCTGCGCCACATAATTATAATGTGATTCGCTATATGGCTGATCTTCTGCCAACGATGGGTTTGCTCCACCTAAGAAGCAAGCAAGGTCACGACACTCTGCCCATGTTCTAGGGCGAACGACATCAATAGGATGCCCCTCAATAGCTGTATCCCCTGCTTCCAAGTCCATGAACAAAGTTGTTGATGGATTAAGAGTTCGAGCAAGTGTGGTTTTACCCACACCGCTTGCGCCACAGACTACAATCTTGTGGCCTTTCTTCTCAGCGATACGCTGATCTGCTGTGATAATTTGTAAAGCCATTATTCCACCTCCTCTACTGTAACTCTGCCTACCTCTACGGTACGGCACCCTTCAAGCTCATCCTTGATTGCAGGAGGAGCGGCTGTAAATTTGCGCTCTTCTACAGCAAACGTCAGCTTGCCATAGTGTTGCGCATTTTCTGGTGACATGTTGTTAAGCGTGTCACGCAGCCCGTCTTGATCCCATGTGACCTTCTTGCCCACAGTGACTTTTAGACGTTGGTTTCCCTCAGTGATTTGGGCAGTACCAAAGTCTTTACCTTGCGAGCGCAGTACGTCTTTTGCCACTGGTAGAAATGTATCAGATAATTGTTCTTCAACGTCTTTCAGTTCAAGACGCATCTCATTGATAACGTGCTTTAGTTCTTCTCGACGTTCGAATAGCTCACGACTGTTCATGTCGATTCCTTTCCGCTAAATTACTAGAACCCTACCTATCCCATAGGGAGTGGGACATGTCAATAGCTTTTTTTAGATAAAAATATTTCTATGCCAAGACAAGCCTTCATGAGCTTTTTCTTTAGCTTAAACTCAGGCGTCTCAACGCCCTTGGCGTCTTCAATAATTGTTTCCCAATCACCGTTGGCATTTTCTTTCTCGTAGCGGAAGTCAGCAATGTAGGCGCATATCTTCTGATCGTTTACCAGTAGGTTAAACCTGACCTGTAGCTCAAGATTGCGCACCCTACCCGCACGCTCAAGGCTCTTTATATATAAATATCGTTCTGATTCCCACTTGGAGTCGAACTTAATTCCTTGCACAGTTACTTTCTTGTTTCCGTACTTGGGTCTTGACCCACGCCGCTTGGGATTATATACAGTAGGAAAAGTCATTTATGGGAAGGAAACTCCATGCCAAACCCCGGAAAATATAAATCCGTAGGTGTTTCGATTGAAGCGTATGATAAGCTGGTCTTTGTTGCAGAGCACGAGGATCGTGCTATCGGGCGACAGCTTGCACGCATGATTGATGAAACATACGAGGATATCCAAGTGCGTGTCAACGCCAAGCCTAATTACCGTCCTCCTGTTGGAATAGGCGGCTTGGCGTCAGTCATCGAAGACTAAAGAAGTCCAGCGTTACCTAAACCGCCCAGTAGTGTTGCTGCCACTGCTGGGTTTTCGCGTGCGCGTTTTCTAAGCTCGCTCTGCACGTTTCTTTGCAACATTTGAATTGGACCCATGGGTTCTGTTGATACAGAAGGCATTGATACTTCAGGAACAGGAATGCTTGGCATTCTGAGAGGAGGTTGAACATTTGTTCGGGTTTGACCGGGCTTCTCATATGATCCAAGTCCCGCAGCGCGAGGTGTAACATTTTTAAATGCTCTGCTGCTTTGACTTGCTGCTGATGTAATTGGTTTAATTATTCTTCCTGCTTTTGATGCTGCGGCTCCAACATCTACGCCTTCTTCGACCAATGATTCGTTTAAAATATTTATCATGGCTTGTGATTGATTCTCAGGATTATTCCCTGCGGCACGGCGAAATTGCAAATATCGTTGAGCAGTTCCTTTTGATCCTAGCACGTTTGCAAACACTTTGATTTTACCAATTGAGCTAAGTGTGTTTATAGGGTGTTTAAACATGTTCGCCCAAAGTGATCCCGCTGCAATTGAGCCTTCTTTTCCAACATCGCCAAGATCAACTAAATCGTCAGCAAATCCATACAAAGCATCAGAAGTGTCCTCTCCTAATATCTGTCTTAATGTGCCACGCTTATAACCCGACAAAGTGTCCCTCAGTGAGCTTGCCGCTTGTGGGCTTGCGAACACTTGATCATCCACAACAGACAAAATGTCTTGCAATACAACACTTTTCATGTTGTCTTTCATTTGTGGATTTCCATCAAAAAATTTCATTATTTTTATGACTTCACTTTGAGTGAGGTTTGGACTTGTTAAAGCCTTAACAACAGAGTCATAGTTTTCGTAAGTCCCAGCGTTAATATCTTTAATTACGGTAGTTTTTAAAGCGTCATTAAGCTCGTTTTGTTTAGCTAACATATTCTGCATAGACAGAACTATGCTTGATTCACCACCCGCCGCATCAGTCGCGTTTTGGACATCTTCAATAGAAATTCCTTTGCGAGTGTGAGCGCCACTTATATCTTTAGCAACTCTTTGAACTTGGCCCCATTCATCACCAAACAAAACACGACCTGTATCACCTAGCTTTTTGACATGGTTGTAAAACTTACGACCATCAAATTTAGTTGGGTCTACATCGTTTCTTCCTGCGAAGTCCAAGCCATCTTCCAAGTATCTGCGAGCAAACATATCGTTTAAGGCATTGGGATTATCAGAGGCATCCAGCACAGACTGAAGACGCGCTGGAGAGTTGGCCTTAATTACCTTATCATAAAACTTATCAGCTATTTCTCTCGCGCCATATCCCTCAAAGTCTTGGAGATTATCAACTGATCTAATGATGCTTAAATCAGCGAGCTTGTCGTATTTCTGCCTAAACTCACGATAGTTTTTCATGGCAAATTTTCTTTGAGCCGCTGCCTCTTTAAGAAGAATTTTGTCTTCTGCAAAAAGACCCGTTGTGTTTATCCTAATGTCATCTATGATGTTGTCTCCATCCATCATCTCATCAATTTGCTTTCGCACTTTATCTAAAATGTTACGCCCCTTAGTAGTAACACTTCCTCCAAAATAAAGACTGTCATTTATTTGCTTTCGCAAAATAGCCATTTCATTAAATGTTGCACCACCGCCGCTTGTTCCACGCAAAAAGACTTCTGCGCCGTCAACAGCAGGATCAGCTAAGTTACGCATTTCATTCATGTAATCTGTAAGTTGGTTTTTTATTGGAGTTACGTTAAATATATCTAGCTGACCCCCCTTCTTCATAACTTGTCTGCCACTCGCACCCGTTACAGTCGTTTGAATTTGATTAAGCATGTCATCTATAGCGCGGAAGTTAGAAACAGCATTCTCATTTCCAGCTTGAAATGCTTTCGTTATGCTGCCTAAAGCCTGTGCGTTTAATGGAATAGACTTGTCATAAGAAGAAGACATTAAATCCATTGCATCGTCTACGGCGTTAAAAATACCTTTTTGCGCATCGTTTCTGGCTTTTCTGAGCTTTGCAAATGCAGCAGGAGCATACCAAACAACATCTTCACCTATTTCACTTGCAGCGTCATCGTTAATTCCATCAAGAAACTTTGCTTTGTCGATCAACGCTTGGTTCGTATTGTTGTCAATACGTCCCATCACCTTGCCTGCGTTTTCACCAAACTTTTGACCATAAGCAAAGGGTTTTGGAGCGTCCATTGCCTCAAGAGATGGAAGGTAATTACGATCTACAAGGCTTTGCATTCTGGCTATACGCTCTTGAGATAATTCTTCTGCTGGACTTCGACCTCCGACACGACCTGCTACGTTCTTGCCAGCGCCTATTATGCCTCGTCCAGCGCCGATAATCGCTGCGCCTAATACTTCACCGCCAGCGCCTATAACGCCTTCTATGGCTACGTCACGGGCTACTTCGCCGAAGTCTTGCGTCTGCACGCCATAGAATGACTCAAGAGCCTCTTCCAGTGACTGACCAACCATTGCGCCAATACCAGCACCAGCTACAGCACCAAGGCCAAATGACGGCCCACCACCGATTATAGCGCCTGCTATAGAACCAACAGTTTCTGGAACAATTCCCGCAAAGTCAGAGAAGTCTCTTGCGCTAAAACCTTCGTCTTCGATAACAAGGTTTTTGCCGATAGGCTCCATGCCGCGAGCTTCCTGACCAGATTGCGTTAAAGCAAGTTGACCTGATGGATCACGCACATAACCGTCTTCTCCCACCAGCTTTGATAAGATAGCCTCACGATCACCTTCTGTCTCTCCAAAAGACATAAGAGAGCGGAGCTTGCCGTCAGCACCTTTAGAGTAATCAAACCGCTCGCGGTCACGCCCTTGGCGTTCATCAACCAGTTCGTTAAGAGTTTTGCCCTTACCTAATGTTGTAAATGAAAGAGAACCTATTAAATCCACAACATCTTCGTTTGCTGCATCGCTTTCTATGGCCCTAAACGCATCCAACTTTTGCCTGTCGTTTAAGGCTCCAGACTTTATGCCTCTAAATAATGTTAGCTTGGTGCGGTCATCCATTATTTATTTGCTCCAGAAGTTTGCTTTGTATTTTTCTTGAACTCTAGGCTTGATAAGTAACCTTCAAGTTCAGTTTGTTCTTTTTCTCCTAAAGGACCATCTGACAATCGTGAAGCAATATCTCTTCCAGAATATCTATCCAGTGTACTTAAAGCACCTAAAATCGTTTCTTCTTTTTTAATGATGATGTCATTAAAGAGTTGATTTAATTTGTATGTGATTTCATCAGCCGTGCTACCACCACGCAACTCACCTACAATTTGAGCAACCCTTGCGCGGTCTGCATCTGAAATTGTTTTACCCGCCTCACCTAAAATCTCTGGTGCGTTTTGTGCTTGCAGTTTATCTAAGATGAACTCAAGTTGCTGAGTTGGCGTTATGCCTTCTCTCATGTTAAAGCCAAGAGTTGAAGCCAATGAGTCTAGCTTATCGACGCCAAATCTAAAAATGTTTACGCCTTCAGCTAATCCCATTCCAGTAATGAATTGTTGTTTAGCCTTGTTAATGTCTCTAGCCGCACGCGACAGACCCTGATAAGCATCTTGACCTGTTCCCACAAGAAGGTTTTCTCTACCCGATTGGGGCAATGCTCGCCATGTTTCAATAGTAAACATGTCACCAGCGCCTTTTCCAAAAAGTTCAATTTTTCTAGGAGCCT